GGATAGGCATTCCAGTCATTTGGCTTTAAAAGTTTTTCTCCTGCTGGCAGGTATAATTCGTTTGTCAACCCTTCTGCCGGAGCCAGATAATAAAATAATCGGTAATCTTTGAATCTTTTTAAAGGATCAATTAGTGTGTGTGTGCCGGCATAATAGTCGATACTACGAGTTTCCGTTACGTGATAGGGATTTTTTTGACCATCTTTGTCAGAGTAGATGACCTGTAGGTTATCTTCATTGCTTTTAAATATATAATCGGCAAAACCAAAAGTACAGCTTCTCAAAACGAAAAGTATAAAAAATGTCGTTTGATTTCCGTTTATGTGAAACTCAAACGACATTCTTTTTTAGTATAAATATCATTCAGGGATTATGTTTGAAGCATATTATCTACTCATCAGAATCTGTATCTTTACATGGTCATCAGGATGCATCTTTCCGGGCTGGTTCGTCTGCTTTCTTGAACAACATGATGTCCGTGTAGGACGAATTGTAATTTATGTGCGCATTAAATTCAACCTTTTCACTGCCAGCAAACGGGTTGCCGATGGTGTTGTTTTTGTCTATCCAGGCACATAATTCAATGATGGACGATTTGTTTGATGTGAAGTAGATGTAGTTCGTACTTACGAGTGTTTGCAACACGTCCAGGTAATCGGATAGTCCCCAGGTCATCGTGTATGTACCGACTTCAGTGGATAGATACGGAGGATCTATCAGGAACACCACGTTCGGGATATCCTTGTATTTGTCGAATAGTTCCTTGTAGTCGCATGAGATGACCTTCAGGCCGTCCAGATAGTCGAGGCATGGGCTGTAATCACATTTGCGCACGGTGTTGTAAAACGTTTCCTTCCGCAGTCCTGTCAAATCGGTAGCATACTTCATGGAAAAGAGCAAAGAAGATGAGAGTGTAATGTAGTCCACATACCCACAGTCCTGCTCTTCTTGTTCGATCAGGCGAAGGATCGCTTCTTTTGCCTCTTTAGGCAGGGCTTTGTGCCGAGGTGTCGATGCGGCCAATGGACGTATTTTCGCAAGCAGCGCATTGGTACGCGGAATATTCTCCAGCCTGCGCCGATAATCGTCGTAGTCGTTATAAATGACGGTGGCTTCCGGCTTTTGACATTTTGTTATATGCGACAATAGACCAGAACCACCGAACAGGTCCACGAACACGGCGTTGTCCGGATAATGCTTTAACACCTTAATAAATTCTTTTGCGAACATGCGCTTTTGCCCCATAAACGGAAGTGGGGCGGATAAATACTTTTTTCTCATTTGCTTTCAGTTTTAAAGGGATTACAAAAGTCTCTCTTTTCTCCCTGTCGGCTAAAGAAAACGACCAAACGACACTGTACGAGACTTGCAGCGATTCGCACACATTTAACGCTCACTCAAACGGCTTGCAATTTTGGGATAGCCGCTTGAGCAAGGTATATACTTTGCGCTCGCTTATCCGGTATTTTTCGGCCAAACTAGCCACGATGTAGGTCTTTTTGCAACCTTCTTTCTTCATCCGGGTATATTCTTTATACAGACCTACATAAGGCACGTCTTCCATGCGGATGCCGGAGTTCAACATCCATTCAAAGGGTGTTTGATATAAATTTAAGACATCAAAGACTGTCATAATTTCCAATTTTGAGATATATTTGTATTGCCAATCACATAAAACGAAAACGACGCATCGCGACCAGAAGGCATATAGCCCCCGGTTGCGCGGTGCGTCGCTTTGTTTGTTAGTATGTGATTGGCGTCTTTACTAACGAGCCGGGGGCTTTCTTTTCTTTCCCCGGTAGGTATATAATTTACGGGTTGTTCAGGTTCCCGAATTCAGAATCGCTATAGGGGGCGTCCTGGATTTTCGTGTATGTGGACATGGTGAACTCTGAAAACATGCCGTTGCGATCTATGAAGTCAACACGTTGTTTGAGGTATTGAAGTTCTTCGTCAGTCAAAGCTATATCTGTTGTTTCCGTTATGGCCGCTGCATCGGTAAATCCGATATTGATTTGACCACTCCCCATATCCTTGATAACGATACGCTTCTGATCAACCTCCGAGATCGCTATCTTACTGTCTATCGATACTTTCAGTTCCATGTTTTTTCTCGTGTCAAACTGTGGTAACACGGTGTTGAGTATTAATACTCTGTCTTTTAATGTCAGTTCCATATTGTATGTTTTTATGATTGTTTGCATTGTAATTAATAATGTCTATTGAATAGATACCATCCCTGGTTAAAATAAGCGAACGTTGCACAGTCACCCTTATTCATGTCAAGTGTCATGCTGTTGCCGTTATTGTCCAACAATGGTGTATCAGAGTTTTCTGGTTCTATTCTGATACCTTCGGAAGAGAACTTCGCCACGATCACATGCACAAAAATCACGGAATTGAAACCGACTTCGCTCCACGAATCTCCGTATTCCGGGTGGACTTCTCCCATTTTCTTTGTGATCGTCGACCGGGAAGGGAGATAGACGCTAAGATACGTACTGGTACTGAAGACGAACGTGTCCCGATAACCGATGTTCAGGACGATTGTATCACTCTTGTCCGACGAGGGTGCATAACGGGCAGTCGAGATCGATCCGTTGACCTTTAAACCTCCAATGCAGTATAACGCATAGTTGCGCCGTCCACCATGAACATCTATCACAGCCCCATAATTTATATCGTTGTGATTAGTTGTATACTCAAGGCGCATCAAAGCACTTGTTCCCCCAAGCGTAGACGGCAAGGTATTTAGACCTAGGCCGGCCCATTTACCGGAAGATGAAAATCCCCAAAACGCATTACTTCCTGATGAATAAAGGAAAAATTTAGAAGACGATTCACCGGAATAGCGGTTATCCGAGAATAGTCCTCCAGACTCCATCCTAAGTCCTCCGATGTAGGCATCCCCATTTTGATAAACTTTAAACGGAGCATTTGCAGGTGTTGCATTTCCAGCCCAGATTCGAACAGAGTTTCCGGCAGTTCCACCTCCCGATAACCCGGCAAGTTTTTCTCCATTTGAATTTGCTATATAGATACTTCCTCTACTTTCCACGTTTCCATTGCTTTCTACCCGGAATGTCGGATCAGTGGGTGGTTGCCCTTTCGCCCCGGCTGTTCCTCCCGACCAAATACGGATTGTACCAGACGCCGACATTCCACCTGTGCTTCCAAAAGCGATTGCACCCGTAGTTATGAGTCCGCCATTGATCTCCGTTATTGTATTGTCATATTTTGAGGCAAGAACCCATTTAGAACCGCTATATCTATAGATATTCTCCCCATCCACCCATAAGTCATTTGTCCGCATACCCGATGTTGGAGCCGTCGTTTGATAAAATACCCTTGCCTTGTTATTTGCAGTCAATTGGGCGTTGTTGGCTGCATTTGACGCATTCTCTGCATCTGTCAGGGCATCATTTACCCCATCATACAACGGTTGAAGGTTAGGACGGTCGGAAATGTTATTATAACCGGATGTTCCGGATTTGAATATCACAGGTCCGGTTATAGTCCCATTCACCAGATCAATCACCAATCGGGCTAACTTGTCCTTTATCAATCCTGTCGTGATCGTCTGGCCGGCAATCTCAGTGTATCCATAATTCGGAAGCCAAGAGCGTACGCCATCCTCCGGAGTATTGAGCACCCCTACCCAGAAATGATAGAACCCTGTTTCATCCTCTAACTTTATCTGCCGTTCACTGACATATATCGAGCCATTTGTTCCTTCTTTTGGACATTTGGCATAAACATAATAGGCAAGCGAATTATTCAGCCGGAAAGAAGCCGCCGGAATAGCCCATTCGCGGATTTCCTCGCTAACGGTAAAGTGTACTAACTTTCCTGTCGTATTCTTGAAATAGTTGGCATCATTGTCCGCATTCGGAATAAACTTCATTCCTATAAGCTCCATCTGCTGGGAATTGGTACCGACGATAAGTTGCGCCGTATGCACGGCCAACGGCTTGATAAGTTCGGTAAAATAATCCCCTTCCGGGTCAAACATCATGCCCAAAGTTTCCATCACGTCCCGCCATGAACGTTTCGTATGTTCCCGAACCGGCTTAACCGCATCCTCAATCTCTTCCGGCACTTTATTCACATCATCCACCAGATCCTTAAAACCATTCGATTCAAGGAAATCGGACAAGGTAAGTTCATACCGGTATGAAGGTGTACCGTCTTTCTCGATATACCTTTTTATTTTGGTAACACGAATCTCTCGATCGATATCCAACTGTTCGGAATATACGCCAACCATCTGGCCACAGGCGATAAAGATGTTTTGCAAACGAAAAACAATTTCATCACATTTTCCTCGTAACTGGATGCGTTTCTCGCACTTGCCATCCAACCATGCTTGCGCCTCTTCCTGTAGCTGTAATGAAGCGTTATCCCTGTAGCTTTGCGGCATCTTCAGGCCGGTAAGGATAAACTTGTCACCGACAGAAAAATTAATGTCACCGGGGACTTTCAAGGCGTTTTCCTGGTCATTCTGCTTTAGTTTGAACTGTTTCAAGTCATTGTCCCAACTGTCTTCAACGATTGCAAGGTCATAGCCAGCCAAGCCGCCATCCTGGAATGTAACGATCACTTCCACCCCGTCCAACAGACAATCGGTAAGATTAAAATCCATACCGGAAGCTCTCAGAGTGTAATCGTCGATCTTTTCTGTTACGGCAAACTCTCCTTTCGGAAAGATATGGTCGAATTGCATGGACTTTTCTATCCGGCCGTACTTCTCTACATTCTTTTCGATAGAGAGCCGGCCATCAGGCAGAAGAAGATAATCAGCACCATAATCGGGACCGAGATTCTTGTCTGAACCGTATGGATAAAAAACCGTCACAGGTGGCGTATCATCAACAGCGGACACTTCCAGTTCAGTAAAACCCATTCCTTCGCCCTGTGCCAAGACAAGGCCGTTGCTTGAATACTCCCTCCTGCCGATATTTATTGTCTGACCGGATATCCAGTATTCCGTATTCAATTCTTTAATGAGTTCGTCAAGTACCGTCCCGACTTTCTTATCTTTGAAAGAAAGGGTAATCATCCGGGATTCGATACAGGATCCGGCCACCCAATCTGATCCTGTACGGTTCATGTTTTTGACAAATAGGATTAGCCAGTCACGGGCGGTACCGGTGTAATAGTCGAAGTTCTTTTTCCGCTCCGGTGTACCATGAAGGAAAAACTCTGCATCCAAAAGGTCGTACCGACTTGAATAGAACTGAACGGTATATTCCCAACCAAGAGATGTCTCCTTTTTCGTCACCTTCTCATTATGCCGGATCTTGTATTTTGTCCCTTCAAAGTCTATATAGTCGTTGATTTGAAGGTTTACCACATTTCGGGAAAGAAAATTCAGGGTAAGAGTGTCCTCACCCATAATCTCTTCGACCGTATAACTATTATCCTTCAGATAAACGTCACAAACTACCGTATTTCCGCGCTTTATTTCCATACTGCTAAATAACCTACTTATTTTTAGGCAATAAAAAACACGACAACCGGATATATGACATTTTACCGGTTGTCGTGTTTTAATATATAAGGTGAATGTTCTGTTTATGGTAAATTTCTAAAGCGCAAGTCCACACGCGCCAAAAGTCGTAGACAACGCTGCAATCTCACACCAGAACATCGGCTTCGTTGATACAAAGTCCTGCCATATATTACCACTCAACCGTTTACTCATGCCTATTACCGTGTAAACGATAAAAGCCAGCCACACCGGAATAAGAACCCACCAGAAAGACGTGCAGCCAACCCATAGCTGAGAAGAAAGCAACGTCAATGCCGCCGATCCACAATGAATGCGGTTTATCCAAGTGTCTTTGAAATCAGGAGCCAAACCGACACCAATCAAACCGATACAGGCTGCGATCGCCAGCAACCGCATAGTAAAGGTTGTACTCATTTCCCAAATGACCGGGAATAGGAACATAGCCGTCAGTGCCATGCTTGCTCCAAAGATCAATTTATGATCAAGAGTATAATACGTCGCACTAATTGAGTACGGTACACCTTTTGCCTTTATACAAACTGCTGCCGTATAAACTGCGATAACCAAAAAAGAAATAATTAATAATAACATGATTTTCAAACTTTATTGTTTAACTTTGTTTCCGGAGACCGTAGGTCCCCTAATTTTCTTTTTTTACAGCCTCCAATCTGTGATAGCCTGGAGGCTGTTTTATTATTCTTTCGCCACCGAACATTTTATATCTCCATTTGTTTTAAAAGAAAATACCCAACCTGGGGTTGGCGATTATCAATAATTTTTTCTGAATATACATTTGCTGTCTTTCTGCTGTGACAGCCCAAAGACAGTGTCACTAATTTATTAATACGGCCTTGCAGGCGGAGTGAAGTTTGATGTCCAACGGGCAATATTACTGATGCGAAACTCGTCAATCATACCGTTCAGATACAATCCATAATCTCGATATTTTCCGATCATTAAAGAACTATAGTACCCTGAAACCATCGTTGATGTGAAACCAGACGCATACACTCCATTTACATACACTTTCCAATATCGAGATTGTGACCTGACGATCGCAAGATGAACCCACTGATCCCGTGGCATCGTAAAATAGCATATTGCATCCCCTCGGGTTCCACCATACTGCAATCCAAAGAAAATGCGTCCGTCAAATTCCTCCATTATATCAAAGCTGTAACTTCCACCACCATCGCCTTTTGACATTATACCGTTTCTCACACCACTTTTCAGTTTAATCCAAAAATCGACGGTATAGTTTGGATATAGGGACTCGTTTATGGCATTCGTTCCACTTATCTTTACATACCCGTTTCCTGAAAACGAAACGCAATTCTTGAATTTTCCCACTACATAAGACATATTACTACCAACATAAGGCTTGCCTGAGGCTTCATCTTTCAATGATCCATCAAAATGTAGCAACAGCAAAGTATTCCTGTCTACTTTCTTCCGTCCCATCATCGATCTTATCATACCAACCTCCTTTCCGCCGAAAGTCGGTCAGATACTTTAGTTAAGAGGTGTTTACCCCCCCCCGTTAACATTTGTAAACAATTATTTCTCATGACTTTATCTCCTATTTTTTAGTCGTTAATATCTTGTTTCATCTTTTTCAACGGCAGATCATTCTTCGTAAGCCCAATAGCGGATCAGGACAGTGCCATCACCGCCGTTACCGTAAGTACCACAACCGCCACCACCGTAACCGCCACTTTTTCTATTGCCATTTCCAGTTCCGCATCCTTTGTCGTAATCGGATTCTCCACCCATGCCCCCATTTATATTTCTGTCTGAACCACCACCTCCGGCATTTCGTTTCCCAGTAGGTTCGCCAAAATCGCGGGTTGTATGCCTTTGACCCTTTCCTCCGCCATATAGGGAACCAGCTGGATAGAGAGAGCCATTTTCATTGCGGCTGCCGATTCCGTTAGATCCATCAGAACCCGCTTTAGCCGTATCTGAATCATCTCCTGCTCCGCCACTTCCGCCGTTGCCACCAGTATATGCTCCGGCATTACTTCCGCCTGGATAACCATTACCCGCACCATTTCCGCCATTAGCTCTATAACTTGAATTTAAGAATTGAGAGTATCCACCGTTGGGGGCAACTTCAGAATACCCTCCAATTCCTCCTTTCCCAACTGTTATCGGAATTGACTGACCCGGTGCAACAGAGATAGCATCACCGTCTCTCCATCCGGATGTATCTTTTTTGAAGGTTTTAGTATAGCCGCCACCTCCACCGCTTCCATTATGTCCTGCACCCCCTCCTCCGACAAGAAACACATCAACCTCCCTACATCCTTTAGGTACGATCCAGGTATAATTCCCGGCAGGATAGAACCTCTTGGTGAACAACTGCAACTTCTTCCGTCCCATCATCGACCGTCTCATCTACGCCCTCCTTTCTTACGATAAGAGGTCGTAACTTCTTTATTTAGAGAGCATTTTACCCCCCCCCGTTTAACTTTTAATAACATAACCTGTTTCATTGCTTTACCTCCTGTACAATTGTGGGCAAGTCTTTCAAGTCGTTCGGATAACCTGTAACGGTTGTCAGAATGCAGAGATAGATCACACCGTATTGTTCATAATATTTGTCTTTCTCGAATGCCATACCCTGCACGTATGGAATAGGATCATCAAGCGTGCCTGCGTGCTCAGCTTCAACGATCTTATACAGTGAAGCAGTTTCTATGCCCGGTTTCCAATCGGCTTGCAGCTTGTGCTTTTGTATCACTTCAAACAAAGTGTCGCTTTCTCCTTCCACTACTCGAAGCCGGAAGCCTATTTCAACTTCCTTGCCAAACTCCGCATCTTTCTCACCCCAAATGGGGAATAAGACCTGCATCTCCAACGCTTGGCTGGCTGTGAGAGACACGCTGTTCATCATCGCACGGGCAAAGGTCACTGCCTGCGCTTCCGGGGATTTAGCGATTGCCTTATCTGCTTTAGTTTGCAAGGCTGCCGTTGTTGTATGGATCATTTCAGGATAGCCTTTCACCACGATAGCTTCGACCTCCTCGGCTGTTTGGGCGGCATCGATACGGGATAGCAAGCCGTCTGTCACCTTGGCGCACTGCTCCGAATAGTCCGCTATTTCGTCAAGAGCAACCGTTAAGATATTCGAGGCGTACAGATGACCGCCTACTTCGACTTCTTCCTGCCGGCCACACTTATCCTTCACTTGCAGGGTGTTCGAGACATATGCGTCCTGTTTATCAATATAATAATGATGGATGTCTTTGTCGTAGATTTCCTGCCGTTTGGCATCACGGGCACGCCAGAGCTTTTCTTCCGGTGCCGGTTCGGGTTCCGGAGTGAGTTCCTTCCGCCAACATTCCAGCGAACTTGCCTCCGGATGGTCGGTGTGGAACTGTTCCTGTTCGGCGTCTAACAAGAGATATGCGCCGTCGTTATATTCTTCTTCCATTGTGCCTACCTTGTAGGAGTCAGGAAGGGGAGCGTCGGTCTCCCAGAATTGGATTTCTTTTTGGATGTATAGCATAATCAATTTAATTTTAATCCTTTACCGCCATTGTATAATTGATTTATCTCACTTCTGGATAATATGCGTTCAAATATGGAGACTTCACATATAAGTCCATTATATGATCGTTCGGTTACTGATGTGAAAAATATATCATCCAGACCTATGTAGAAGTGAGAACCTTCGTAGAATGGATCATTTATTGTCTTAACAAGTGTAGCATTTTCGTAAACACTCATCGTGTTATTATCGTAAGTTACCACATAATGACACCAAACATTGAATTTATTGGTTGTAATATTAATTCCATCATTAATATTTTGAATGTTTTTATACCTCATTTCAAGTCCATATCCTTCTCCGTCTTTTATTCGGCTTACTATAATTCCTCCGTATCGGTCTACTGATTCGTTATACTTTTTAGCCCACAGGGAAATACTATATGCGTTTTTCTTTACATATCCCGTTGTCGGTATCCTAATTCCAGAATCGTTTATAAAATACGCAGATTTATTTCCTGTAAAAATGCTATCGTCTTTCCATTGTACATTGTTTTTTAGCTCGCCTAATACCCCATTGACACATTCATACGAATCACCGTTCAATGGAAAGTAATACTTAGCATTCCACTGATTGGAAAAATCGGATTCGGTATCTTTTCCCGTCATCACCCGTCTCTTCATCTTTCACCTCCTTTCATTATACTCTCACGACAATTATCCCATGTTCTTTTTTCAGCGATACCCCTGTGGCTTTACCAGCTGGCAGTTCAACGCTTGTTTCCTCCGATTGCCAGCCCGAACCGTTTGGGATCGGTTGGTTAATCGTTGATCCGGTGTTGTTCTTAATGGACAGATAAAACTCCTGCATCTCCGGTACGCTTCCTATATTCGCAAAGTTGATCGCCTGCACAGATGTACTCGAATAGGTAAAACGCAAGTTATACGGTGATGAAGGAAGCGACTTTAAGGTACTGACATCGACATACTCTTTCAGCCTCAAAGAGTCCGATACCTTCGTTTTCTCTTCATTGCTGTAATTATTGTCGGTATGGACATAAGCAGCGTCCTTGACCGTATGGTCGTCATTCTGTAACTGGGATAGCCTTGTCGGAATCGCCTGCTGGACGTTTGTGATGCTCTGGTTCAGCCCGGCGATGATCCCTTGCAACGTCTGTGTGTCCTCTACGTTGGCAAGGAAAGCGATGATCTCGTTAAATGACTCGATGGCACTCGATGCGTCACCCGAAACGAGCGTGTTGACTTGCTGCTGCAAGGCTGTCAGCGCGTTCCTGATTTCCGTGTCGTCGTAGCTTTCCCCGTCCTGTCCTTCGGCTACCACACCCGTATCCTCTTCGCCTATTTTCCAATGCTTGGTTTCCGGATCGATCGAAGGAACCGGGGCATCGTTTCCCCGAAGGTTCGGGGTGTCGAACTTACCTTCAGCCGTCGTGATCGTCAGGATATAGGTCGTGGCATCATTCGTTTTAACCGTGACCTTCACCTCCTGCATGACGGCCGGCAGCTGGGCAAACGTATGAACGCCATCAGCCAGCTTCATGTTGAATTTACCGTTTTCCAAACGTTCAAATAACCAGACTGATGTAGGGTAGACGGTTGCGTTATCGGCCCATTCGGCGGTCGTCAGTTCGATCTGTTGATAAATAAATGCACCTTTCTTACTCATTGCTTAAATATCCTTGTTTTATCGTTCGTACTGATTCATTGTAATAATTGGCTCCTGTCAGATAAACATTACCGGGCAAGGCTGTACCGCTGCCGGATTCCTGCCACGAGGCTTTTCCCCCGGCAAGATCATAAAGCCGGTAGAATACATATTCGCCATCTTCCGCTACACGCACATCATCACCGATACGAAAATTGATGGTTGTACCGTCGGTATTGACATAGCTCAATGTATTTTCGTCCGGGATAGCCTCCAACGTCGGGATCTCCGGTTTGTTCTTGATATAATTGGGCGATTCCTTTCCTGAGAGCCAATCAGGGCGAATACCGGAAACGATCCCTTCTGCAGCCTCGGCGGCAGTGTTGGCCCGATCAGCTGCCTCATTGGCTTTTTGAATAGAAATCTCTGTACTTGTTTCCCGTTTGGTTTCTTGACTTTGACGAATTTCCTCCTGGTTCTGGCGAACCACTTCCGCCGCTTCCCGCTCTTCTTCTGATACTCCACGGACTATTTCAGCCGCTTCCCGTACGGCTTCGGCCTTGATACGTTGCTCTTCGGATAAAGTACGAAGCGATTCAGCCTCGACACGGACTGATTCCGACTCTTTGCGTATGCTCTCGGCCTTCGTCCTTTCAACTTCTGTTTCCGTTCTTGTCTGTTCCGCCCTTACCCGACTGGCTTCTACCTGAACGCGAGACGATTCAGATTCTATCCTTGCTGTTTCGGCTTCCTTGCGCAAGTTTTCAGATGTATTTCGCTCACTCTCACTTGTTTTGCGTATGGTTTCAGCTTCCTTACGGACCGTTTCCGATTCCTTGCGTTCTGTTTCGGCAGTTTGTCGCTCTGATTCATTGCTTCCGCGAAGAGCTTCCGCCTCGGTCCGTTTCGTCTCGGAATCCTTACGGGCAATCTCGGAAGTGGAACGTTCCTGCTCAGCAGCAACCCTTTCGATCTCCGCTTCTATACGTGCTGCTTCCGCCTTGATTCGCTCCGCCTCCTGTTCACAGACTTCCACGTTCGTTTGTTCGGTAGCCTCGGCGGCCGCATTGGCCCGGTCCGCCCCGGCATTGGCAACTTCGGCAGCTTCCAGTGCCGGAGCCTGGAACTCGGTCAGTACATCATCCGGCAATTCATGCCAAAGCTCTGCAATCTGGTCTTTCGTTCAAGTCCGTAAAGTGCCAGCGAAGATCATCAATGGCAATTAACGACCGCCAGGACGTATCTTCCTCGCTCTTATATTTCCACTCCAAACCGGTGTCACCTTTGCGAAACTCCGGGGTTTCGCCCGCGTCACCTTTCAAATAGGACAATTGTATCAACGTCTTCCATTCGGACGGTTCGCCACCGGAAACACTCACCTTACGCCACTGGATGGCCGTTCGGTCCGCATCGACCTGGAACTCGACATCATGACCGTCCACACCTTTCAATATCTCAACGGCTACGCGGACCAGCTTGTAACTTGCTCCCAGGGATTGCAGGACGGGAAGTGACGTTATACCGGAAAGGCTCTTTACTTCCTCCCATTCGCCTGGATCCTTCGAATTGCTCGATATGAGCTTTTCGACCTCGACCGCGATCTTTCGTAAGTCTTCTATCGTGAGTGTCTTACCGTCCGATGTAATTATATCGCCTACTGCCATACGTGTTCCATTTTTTATTTAAAGTTCATTCCGCATCCGAAACCTGTACCGTCATTTGCTTCTTTTCCTGGAGCTTCTCTATCAGAATAGCAACAATACTTTTTTGTTCTTCACCCGTCAATGCATCCGGATCAGAAAGCGACAAGGTCAGACGTTTTCCTTCCGAGTAGTTCATATACCCTACCTGTTTGTCGTCCTTCTTTATGTAAGAGACAAACGAATGTTTGTTTTCCGAGAGGTCATGGGTTGCCATATATTCGGCCGACACATTACCGGATTGGACTGTTCCGTTTGATGTCAATACCTGTGTTTCCATATGCCTACTTTTTTTCTATCAGTTCTACAATCTGTCCATATCCCCCCGGATTGAGCACCGCAGCGGCCTGCTTAACCAAAGCTGCTTCCTCGGCCGTCAGCTCCACTACGCCTTTTGCCTTGGATATCTTGCAATACAATTCATAGGAGGCAAGCTTCTGTTTCGCGACCATCTCGGCATCCGACGACGGACGGATAAAATCCCCGCTGAAAAGAAGCAGGCTTACCGTTTCATCTATCATCTTGGCTTTTTCTTCCTCGCCTTTTCTTTCTTTTATCTCTTCCCCGTTCCAAGCTTTGAACGGCACATGCAAATTCAGTTTCATAAATTTCTATTTTTTTGAGATTAAAAATTATCTGTATTAAAATCAACCGAACGTGGCTTTGTACAAGCAACAGCTATGCCATTGTCAAATACAAACCAAGTATCGCTGTTATCTATTCTATAAGCCCCTTTTAAGCCCCCTCTCACATTCCCTTTCGGACTCTTGGTGAAATATCCATCTGAATAGATATAGCCATCAAACCAAGCAGCCCAAACAGTGTCTCCGGATGGGTAAGAAGGAGATTGTTTGCTAGAACCATAAATCGCTGCTGAACCGGGAGCACGTCCTATCGCTTTCACTCCAAAACGGCCTTGTGTGGACGCTCCAAATGCGACATCAACCAATCCGTCATTATTATTACCATAACCCATTTTTATAGTGCGGGATTTATCCCCGAAATAATCCAAACCTTCCCATACAAGACGATTATTTATTATCTTGAAAAGGCCAATCTGGCCACCGTTCGCCGTAATTGTCCCGCTAAACGTCCCGTTTTTGGCAGTCATATTTCCAGATCCGTCTATGCTGAAGCCACTATTAACAGTAGTATAACCTTCCAAATGTATCTGGTCTGCACCTATTGCGACCGTGCTTAACTGCTTGCCTACATATGTGGAAACATAAGCCTGAGTCACCAGCCCCCTATCGTTAACTTCTTCCGCAAAAAGCGAAGCGAATCCCGACTTGGTGATGAAACCAGAGGTCTTTACATATCGGTCCAAATTGTTCACGTCAGTCGTTACCGCCTCAATACTATCCGCCTGGATGTCGATCTGGCTTTGCAGTTGTTGTTTAAGACTGTTAGTCCCGTTTTGGTATTCTGAATAGGTCACACGGGCATTGATATCGTCCGCCATGATACTAAGCTGGCTGTCATAGCGGCTCGTGATCAATCCTTCGGAATCCTTGATCTGTTTCGTGGCCCATAGCTTGATCCGCTCCTCGCTCTGCTCTATGCCGGTGACAAGGTAGAGGAACGCGTCAGCCGCACTATCGTTACGGAGCGTCACGCCGTATATCAGTATTTCTCCTGTAAAAGCAATGTCGAAATCACCTTTCTCATCCCACATACCGGTATGGTAATAAAGGGTATAACCGCCCGAAGGAGGCAAACTTTCTTCTTTGTAAAGTTCCGATCCGGACACCCCGGCACGCAATGTACCTGCCCTTAATACCCGGTAATGGAAAGAGAAAGAATAGGTGTATTTTCCATCCTCGCTCGGATTGGAATGCATCGGGATATCCATTAGGTCGTTTGCCTGACCGACACTACTGTTCAGAATCCTCAAGACACGACGGTTTCCGTCACGGTACATACCAACATACGTTTCTTTATCCACATAGAAAGAGGACGGCAGCCAAAGCCATCCATCTTTGACTGGGATGTAATGCACCAGGCTCTTCGTATCCCAATAATAGGTGTTGGATGCAAACGAAGGGTTCCGGAGGATATTCCCCTTTTCCCCAGATATATCATTTCGTACACCCTCTATCTCGCTACGGAGCTTGCCTTCCATCACTTCGAATGTCTGCTCAATGGTGCTTCCGTCTTCCAGGTAATAGGTGCTATGCTGAAAGATACCACCATTAATATAGATGCCATGCCCTGTAAGGGTACGCCCGTTGACCGTCAGCCCCCCCAGATTCCCGATGCGGACCTTCGTATTGTCGGCTATGAGTTGCGGACTGGTTACTTCATCGAGCACATCTATATAAGGAGCATAATCGTCGGAAGAAGTCAAATAGATAAGCCCCTGGCGATTCTTCTCCTCAAGGTTACCCATACGGAACGCCACGTCACCTGCCTTTGGCACGCTCCCGCCCTCGATCACTTTAAGGTCGAACCTCTCCGATGTCACGTTTTCCACTTCGGCAAACAAGTAACGGATTCCACCTTTCCCGTCCCGTTGCTGGATACGAACAAGGTCACCATCCCGAAGATTCATGAACATTTCGCCCCCCATATCGTCCATCTCACAGCGATAACGACGTGTTCCGAGCGGAGTGACCGTCTTTATTTTGTTAAAATCTGACACGATATGGGAACCGTTCAGCCCCAACACTTGGGAATAAACCAGCTCGTAGACTTTAAATGTCTTCCGCACCGTCCAGTTGTCCACCGTACCGGAAGCTGTAGGCGAATCAATACGCCAGCCATAACCGAACATACCGGAAGCAAAATCACGGCTGCCTATGGAGTTACCTATAATTGCATCCGAACGGATCACAGCCGATTCACCTTCAATACCACCATCAGCCGTAATTTTCCAACCATTTCCCCCTTCAATACCGGTCAAAAAGTCAGGTGAACCGATACTTTCATGAAATCGGATGTTTCCTAATGCGTAATCGTCTATATCTTTACGGATAAACATGCCATCCATTTCTATAATGGCACCACGTATAGCGTCTTCTATCTCCTTCAGTGCCCGAAGTGCCGTAAAAGCATTCGTATCCGATGGCCGGATATCATCGTTCAGCTTTATATGATAAATACCACTACCACCAGTCCCCGGAGTACCGATACTCGCGATTACTTCTGGCTTAATTTTAAGTATAAGATTATCATTTTCAACCTCATACAACAAATCACCCTTATCTTCATCTAACTGATATCTCATTGTATTTTCGGAAGGACTTGAACTGCTATTTTCAACATTTGCTCAGCGACATTAGGCATCTCGAATATATTATATACCAAATAAGCACAAGCGTAACAAATCGCGAGCATTAATGATTCACCGTAATTCGAAAGACTATCATCAGATGAGTCCGTCATGCTTTTTACATAATTGAAATATTGTAATTCACCGGATGGAAAACATTCTATACACAGCCCTGTCCTATTATGAGCAAAAACGCATGAAGGTTTATTTACACCACTTCGGGTAACGGCATTGTGTTGAATCTTATAGTCTTCACTTCCAAATGGAGAAATTCTCTGAACCTCTCTTTTCCATCCCGAAAGACGCAGAGACACAAAACGTAAAAAATCTTGCGGTAAAGGAATTACCGTACAACCTTCACTACTTGTTCCGCCAGATGTCATATTTCCGGTGTTCAACAAAGCAATAGAGACATTTTCATCCTGTGCTATGAGATTTATAGCATCAGGTATAACAGATTCTATATACTCTGCCAGCTTTACTGTATCTTCTGATAACAATGAGAGATTTTCTTCCTCACCTATCTCATTCATTATCGCTCTGGTTTTATCTATTATACCCTGCTTTGTCATGATTATCTCATATTAGGGAATGATACACTCTTTTTCTTGGCCGCTTCTTTTACATCCTGTTTACTCTTCAGAGAATCTAACTGGACACCATGCTTGGTGACTAACACGTTTATAGCATCCTGAACACGCGTAATGTAATTATACTCTTTTACCTTACCGTTGCTTGCTACTCTCTCTTTAAACTGCATAGGCGAAATTACTTCAAGAAAGAAAAGCTCACCATACCTTGGGTCTGACTCTATTGCATCTTGCAACCGTTTGTCAGAAGTTACAAATCTCGCAGATACCCGTGATACCCCAGATGGAACACCTCCTGTAAATTCAATACGTCTTGGAATACCACCTACATTAATAATCGTCGAAAGTTCGGCAGACGATGTACCATACCCGTTGGCGGAATTAAAATAGCGCATATTTAACTCTGCCAATAGGCTTTTCATTTTTGTAATTAATATATTGG